CTACAAGATATTGAATGTGATATTGAATGGTTGAGTAATACCACAGAAAAGTGGTGTCGTGATCGTGCAATATATTTGGCTTTGATGGAGTCAATCAAGATTGCAGACGGTCAAGACGACAAAAAGAATCGTGATGCAATTCCAAGTATTTTATCTGACGCATTATCTGTCTCTTTTAATCGTAATGTTGGACACGATTATCTGGAGGACTATGAAGAAAGATATGAACTCTACACCAAAAAAGAAAGTCGAATTCAATTCGACCTTGAATTCTTTAATAAGATTACAAAAGGAGGTTTACCAAACAAGACGCTCAATATCGCTCTTGCAGGCACTGGTGTCGGTAAATCTTTGTTTATGTGTCATCATGCTAGTTCTGTACTTTTAGACGGAAAGAATGTTTTATACATTACTCTTGAGATGTCAGAGGAAAAGATTGCAGAACGTATTGATGCAAATCTTTTAAATGTAAACATACAAGAGATTATAGATTTACCTAAACCATTGTTTGAAAGTAAGGTTACTTCTCTATCAAAGAAGACTCAAGGATCTTTAATCATTAAAGAATATCCAACTGCATCTGCACACGCTGGACATTTCAAAGCTTTATTAAGTGAACTCTCCTTGAAAAAAGCTTTCAAACCTGATATAATATTCATAGACTATTTAAATATATGTGCATCATCACGTTACAGGGCTGGATCCAATGTTAACTCATACTCCTACATCAAAGCAATCGCTGAAGAACTTCGTGGTCTTGCAGTTGAAGCTAACGTACCGATTTTTAGTGCGACACAGACGACTCGTAGCGGGTTTGCTTCTTCTGATGTTGATCTCACCGATACCTCTGAATCCTTTGGTTTACCCGCTACTGCTGATCTTATGTTTGCCCTCATCTCGACGGAAGAACTTGAAGGACTAGGACAAATCATGGTGAAACAATTAAAGAACCGATACAATGATCCGACTTATAACCGAAGATTTGTTATCGGAGTTGATCGTACAAAAATGAGATTGTATGATTGTGAACAGTCTGCACAAGATGATGTGCTTGACAGTGGACAGGACGTAGAGTATAATGATAATGAAAATAAAACTAAAAAATTTGCAGAGTTTAAATTCTAATGACAAAGAAAGTTGATCTCAATAAATACGCTGATTTCGTGGATGGTGTCACATCCAATCCCAGTAAAGATTATAAATCTTTCCTTGATGCTATTAAATATCTTGATGGAGAAGGTTCCAATATTCACAGGCTTCTTACTGCTGCTGTTGGTATCTCTGCTGAAGGTGGTGAATTTATGGAGATCGTTAAGAAGATGGTTTTCCAAGGTAAGCCTTGGAACGACGACAATCGAAAACATCTTACTATTGAGTTGGGTGACGTTATGTGGTATGTGATGCAGGCGTGCATGGCACTCGAAATACCACTTGACGAAGTGATTGCTGGTAACGTAGAGAAGTTGAAGAAGAGATATCCAGGCGGAGAGTTTAATGTTTATCAATCTGAAAATCGTGCTGAAGGAGACTTATGATTAATTTAAGAGATCAAATTTTAAAATCACAACTCAATTATTATCAAGGATTGATTTGTAAGCATCAACAGAATGTTGAAATCTATCTTAATCAACCTGTGGGTATTGGAGAACATTGTGATGTTATGGGTGCAATTGAGAATGAGTTAAGTGCTATTGGAAAATGTCATGAAAAGATTGAAGTTATAAATCATTACTTTTTAAATCGAGGGTGACAGTTAATTTAGTGTCACCTTGATGGTGACGCTAAATACTTTATATGTTAAAATTAGGTTGTAACACATAAAGTAAATGCCAACAGTATCACCTTATTATCAACAAAGAGGCATTGCAAATCCATATTATGTTTTGGATCCAGCAACTGTTACTCAAACTTTATCTGCTTTGAAGAGAGAGGGAATAAATCAAAAACAATTATTATTTAAATCTGTTGAAGTAATACAGGGTAAAACAATTCTTAAATCAACAGGAAAGTATAAATTTCAATTAGCTTCAGATAAAGTACAAGATTTACCTTACGGTATTGAAACAACTAAAAGACAGGTAAAAGGTCATCTTGGTATGACCACAAGAAAAGACAGCACTGCCTCTTCAAATGTGAATGAATTCTTAACTGTTTATTTTCTGGTCAATTCTTTTATGTCTCCAGAGGATTTAGAAACTCACTCATATAAAATGGGAAAAGGTTCAACAGGTATTTTAACTGGAGAGGGTAATCCTGTTACCTTTGAGGATTTGGGTAAATTAATCGATGCTGATGAGACAGCTGCAAGAGATATAAAGATTGGTTTAAACAATGCAAAAGCAGTAAGAAAGGATATAAATGGAAAGGGAATTAAAAAATTATATTGGGTTCCTAGAGGAAAACCAGATGGTATTTCGCCAAAGACTCCTTCAGATGTAATTCTTGAATTTACGGATGGATTCTTTAGAGGTTATTCAAATAAAATAACTTCTGGTAAAACAGATGAAACACCAAAATTTAATACAAACATCTACGCCTTTTATGGAAAGTTAGGTGACGGAACACAACAGGCTAATATTGGAAAGATAATAGATGAATCATGGAATCAAGCATCTGCAACTGTAAAAGGTGAGAGCGCAAGAAATGCTATGGAAAGTTTTGATATATCTCAAGAAAAATTTAGTGAAACATCATCTAGAGCTGCATTTGCAGAGTTAGCTAAATCTTTTAAAGAAAATGGATTGGAATTTTATGGTAAAGATTTTTATTATAAGTTTAGAAATAATTTAATTAAGAATTTTTCAAACTATCTTTTGAATCCATTAAACATGATATATTTTTTAAACACAATATATTTCTATACATACGATGATCCAAATCAAGCATATACTCCTTGTCCATATAAACTTTTAATTGGTCGGGAAACTGGTGAAAGCACAATTAAAGATGTAAGTGAAAATGAAAGTTTAAAGGAATTATTAGTCAATAAAAGACCTTCTAGATTAACTGGAATTAAAGCTGCATATGATGGTCAATCACAATCATTTACAATGACTTTGAACTTTACTAATGGTGAATTAAAAAATGTTACCATACCGATTACATGTAGAACAAGAGCTGCTGGTGGTTGGTCTGGTAAGTCACTCTTTATATCAACATCTGGTGTAAAAATGTCATGAAGAACACTCACCTCGAACACTTAGAAGATAATATATTGAATGGTGGATCTCAAGGTGGAAAGGAGGCAGTTGCCTTTCTTCGATCTCTTGGAGAAATGTTAGATCAAGGTGCAGCAGATGCTCGTGTCACTGTGAAATGGGATGGAGCGCCTGCAATTATTTGTGGTGTCAATCCAGAGAACGGTAGATTTTTTGTTGGTACGAAATCTGTATTCAATAAAGTGAGTCCAAAGATTGCATACTCTCAAGATGATGTTGATGGTATGTATCCGCCTGGGCAACTTGCAGAAAAATTAAAAGATGCATACAAATATCTTTCTACACTCTCAATACCAAACGTTGTACAGGGAGATTTGTTATTCACAGATGATAAGTATGAGGCAACCATAGGTGGTGATACTTGCATTGCGTTTCAACCAAATACGATTGTATATGCAGTTCCAAAAGATAGTGATATAGGACAAAGAATACAGGAAGCAAACTTCGGAATTGTATTTCATACTCAATATAATGGTCGAACGATGGATACAATGTCTGCAAGTTTTGGTGGTATTAATATTCAAGGAAATAAAAATGTATTTGTAACATCCTCCGACTTTAAAAACGCATCAGGTGAAGCAAACATGACTCCTGCCGAAAAAACAACCTATACAAATCTTGTCAATAAGACAGAAGGATCTTTGAAACAGGCGTCTCGTTTTCTTGATTTGATGAAAGAAACCAATATGAATAAATTTACCTTGAATATCATGTTTAAGACTTTCTTCAATCGATATGTTCGTGAAGGTCGTAGTTTGATTGGTGCTCGTAATACTGCAAGAGATTTTGCACAGTATTTTTCAAATGCATTAGATAAAGAGATTGACTCTAAGAAGATGAAAACCACAAAAGATAAATACTTAGAGCTAAAGAATATGGGTCTTAAATTTATTGCTAGTAACGAACAGTCAATATACATGACTGTTGCATCTTATATGAATTTACAGGCTGCGAAAAATTTTATGATTCGTAAATTGCAACAAGTGAATACATTTGGAACTTTTCTAAGAACACCAGATGGTTATCGTGTGACTGCGCCTGAAGGATTCGTTGCAATCCGATCAGGTCAAGCTCTTAAACTTGTAGATCGTTTAGAGTTCAGTCGTGCAAACTTCACCGCAGATAAGAACTGGGAAAAAGGTAATCCCATGCCCGTACCAAAAATATGAAGAGTTTTACAAGATTTATATACGAAGCAGTATCTTCTCAAACCGTTGCGAGTCCAAATCCAAAGGATGACAACGATGCTGATATGACGGTGGCATTTGGTCGTTTTAATCCACCTACGACTGGTCATGAAAGACTTATGAATAAAGTCAAACAGGTTGCTGGTAAAGGTAATTATGAAATCTATCCATCAAGATCAAATGATCCAAAGAAAAATCCTTTAGATCCTGAGACAAAGATTGGATATATGCAACAGATGTTTCCACAACATGCGAAACATATTATGAACAATCCAAATGCAAGAACTATCTTTGACGCCTTGAAAGGTGCAAGTGAAAGAGGTGCGAAGTCTGTTAATATTGTAGTTGGTCAGGATCGTCAGAAAGAATTTGAGAATCTAGCAAACAAATACAATAATAAACTCTATAAGTTTGACCGCATTAATGTAATATCTGCTGGAGACCGTGACCCAGATGGAGATGGTATTAGTGCCATGTCTGCATCTAAGTTAAGAAAGGCTGCTGCAGATGATGACTTTGATGCGTTTAGAACTGGTATTCCACAAAGTTTAAAAGATGATAAAGCGAGAGAGTTATATGCTGCGATACAAAAAGGAATGAAAATTAAACAACAACAAAATGAGATGTGGCAGATTGCTCCGAAGTTTGATTGGAAGGGTCTTCGTGAAAATTATATGAAGGGAAATGTATTTCGTGTTGGTGACATTGTGGAGAATGATAATACTGGTTTAGTTGGTAAGATAATTCGCACAGGTGCAAATCATATTATTGCAGTTACCGAAAGTAATATGATGTTCAAATCTTGGATTAAAGACATCACTGAAAAATTTACAGAGATATCTGGTGTCCCTGCAAATCAAAGAGAAGTTGGAACAGATGCTTTGAGACAATATACTCAAAGACTCTCACACAATCCAATCATATTAAATTTTATAAATAAATCTAGAAAGAAACGTGCAAAGAGTAATGCTTAGTTCAAAATTACAAAAAGACTTGATGAGTGCATATCAACAAGTTCATGAGTCAAAAAGAGGTCATGCAGCTGGTGACTCTGATGTTGAGAAACAAGCATCACAATTAGCATCAGATGTTAGATATAAATCCAAAGGAAAACTCAAGCCTGGAGCTTCAGATGCAGAAAAGAAAAAAGTATTTCTTCAAATACTTGGTGCATCACCAGCACCAAATGCTGTGAAATCAATGGCAAAAACAAAACTTATTGGTGAAGAAACTGAAAAAACAAAAATGTATCGTAAAGCTGGTAATCTCAGTCGAGAGGCAATAAGTGCTGGATCTAATACTAAAAAAGGTCAAGAAAAAATGAAAGAAGTAAATAAAATTACTAAACAATTAAACAAAGAAGAATCAGTACCTCGTATGCAGAAAGGTGCGATGGCTTATGATGGCCCAAACAAAGAGAGAAGTGAGGCTGCTGATCGTATTCTTGCAAAAACAAAAGCAAAACGTGCAAAAATGAAAAAAGAAGAGGTTGAATTAGGTGAAATGAAAGTAAAACAAGTCGTGCCTAAAAAACCAGTTCAAAATCCAAAAGACATGTCTAAAAAGATAACAGACAAAGCACCTGTGGATTATCGTACCTTAGCTCAATCACACGTTCCTGTAGGTAATATCTTCAATGAGAAGAAGATGGATCCTGTTGGTCAGGAAGATGGTGACATCAATAATGATGGTAAGAAAGATGGAACAGATAAGTATCTTTTAAATCGTCGTAAGGCTGTGAAGAAAGCAATTGCAAAGAAACGTGGTAAAGTAAAGGAAGGATTCTCTGCGTGGAGAATTGATCTAGATTTCAACGAACAAGTAAAAAAGTAAAAGGGGGCCTGGTATCTCCCAAGTCCCCAAATTGCATAATCATGCCTGATAAAGAGGGGTCTGATGATGAGAAGACAACAAAGGGTGTTGTCAAAAAGAAAAAGAAACAGATGATGGGTGAGGAAGGATATGACACTTATAGAGATAATATTCTTATGAGAGGTGGTGATCATCGATCAAAAGAAACAAAAGAAAAATCTTATACACCTAGCGAACAACCAAAAGGTCAAACTGCTGCACAGAAAGCTGCAAAGGGCAAGTCCGCACTTGAACTTGTGAAAGCAAGTATTACAAAGAAATATGGTAAAGGTGCCATCATGGATGTGAAAAAGAAAGGTAAAAAAAAAGCTAACGAAGAGTTAGATCTCACAAAGATCGCAGAGGCTTTTGGTGGTTATATTGTGGAGGCTAATGGAAAGAAGAATGGAAAAAAGAAAGATGATATAGAGGATTTTATTAAAGCTGATGATCCTTTTGATGTTCAAGCACGAAAAGATGCTCAAAGAGATATTGAAGATACTGGTGGAACAGATACAAGATCTAGTTTTACTAGACAAGATTCTTTCCAGAAAAGTGGAAAGTTTAAACAACCTGAGACAAATCCTTTAAGAAAAAAAGGAGGGAAACCAAAACCTGACTCAGTTAAATTCACAAAAAATCCAGGCGAAGCACCAGTAAAAATAACTAGAGATCCAAGTGTTATAGATCCTAAGTTTGCAAAGAAAAAACCATCAAAACCAAAGGTGGATGTAGAGGATGATCAAGATTATAAAAAGGCAGCAAAATCTTTTAAAAAAGATATAGGAGGAGAAAAGATAATCTCTCCGACCATGCAAGATAGATTGAAAAAAGCTACAGAAGGGCCAAGAAAAGCAAGAAGAAGAAGAAAAGATGCAGCGTCTTTTGCTCAAGTAAAGGCGGATATTGATACAGCTGATGCAGCGAGAAAGGCAAAAAAAAGAGGTGAATATGCAGCTGATTATGAAAAAAGATTAGGTCAGGCCTATGATAAAAGTCTTGAAGGTACTGTAAAAACTGGGAAAGTTCCTCAAGGAACACCATTACCAGCAACACCTCTTGGTATTAAAGGAGAACCACAAAAGGATAGACCTAGAGCACAAAAACCACCAGAAGGTGTATATGGTATGAAAGGAACTGGTCAAAAAGAAGTCATTGGTAAGGTTGATGATAAAGTTACAGGTGGTGAGTATGGTAAATTAAGATCTGGACAAACTGCGGATCAAACTAAACTTAATCAAGCTTTAACAGGTAGAGACGCAGAGGGTAATCCTTTAACTCCAAATCAAAGAAAAGAATTGATGAGACAATCAAGGGGTCTTGATTCTGATGCTGTTAAAAATGTATCTAAAAATCTAACAAAAGGTGAGATGCCTCGATCTGAACTTGATAAGAGTGGTGGATTTGACTCTGGAAGAGAAGGTGAAAGTATTACTAGAAGACCACCAAGACAAGAAGTATCACCAAAGTCACCAAATGTTAAAGTTAATGTTAATGTGAATCAAAAAGGTCAAGTGCCTGATTTCATGACAAGCCCACAAAAGTTAGGTAAAAAAGCAACTGATACTGCAACAGATCTTATGTCAAGACAATCTAGATCAGCAGTGGGTGCAATGGGTGGAATAATTGGAAAGGCTGCTGTTCCAGCGTCAGCTGGATATGAAGCTGGAGTAAATTTATCTAGAGGTGATAAATTCGGTGCAGCACTGTCATTAGGACAATCATTGGGTGGTGCAACTGGTTTTGCTTTTGGTGTTTTAAATGCTTTAAGAATGAGATCGCCAGGTTATCAAGTTCCTAAACCAAGATCGCCAAAGTTTGATCCTAGAACTGGAGGAAAATTAGCGACGAAAGGACAAGTTTCACTAGATAAGGAAACTGGTGAGGGAGAAGCAATGTCGGGTACTGGTGGAGTTGCATTATCCAATGTTTTAAGAAGAGTAAGACAAGCACAAGGATTAGCACAAAAAGGATATCAAGGTAGAACAGGATTTATATCTGCTCAAGGTGGCGGAGGACTCTAACTCACCTATATAATAAGAGTGTATTTACAGAAAAATGTTGTCATTTTTATTACCTTTCGCATCGAAAATTGTTTCTGATGCCGTGAAAAAAATTCCTGATGATGAAGAGTTAGGAGAAAAACTTGTTGAGATTTGTTTAGTAGTCTTAGAGAAAGCAGTTAAATTAACCAAAACATCTGCTGACGATAAGTTACTTGAAGCTGTCAAGGAAGCACTTGTAACCAGAGATTAGTTTTTATAAATATCTCTAGAAAAAGAAATTTTATTGGGAAATTAAGATGGCTTCATGGAGTAATACTGATGCAGTGACGGGCCTCGCAACAGCAAGATATACTGTTGCGGCAAATGCTGCTTCTGATGGAACCGTAACTGTAACAGGTACTGGAAGTTCTTTTGGTATTGATGGATCTGCTGGTGTCGGTGACATCATAAGATTTGGTGCTGCTGAAAGAAGTAGAACAATCAACGTTGGTTCTGGTCATACATATTTTGGTGATGCAGTGATTGTTGCAGTTGCAAGTAGTGAGTCAATCACTATCGGATCAAGTGCTGGTTTAAGTCAAGTTGGATTCACAACAGGTGCAAAATTCAGTAGATTGCCAAAATCAAGTGTAAAGGATCAGTTGTTCTCTGAACTTAAGAGTGATGCTGACCGTGTTGTTTATGGTATTTCAACCGCAACTGGTGGAAGTTATCATGTTGGTCATCAAGGTTGGGTTGGTGTTACAACATATGTTGATATGCATGGAACACTTCGAGTGAAGAGTGAAGTATTAGTTGCGATGTCAGGTATTGACACTAACAAATCAACAATTGGTAATACACCATCTCTCGCATATCCTACAACTGATAGGAATTCATAATAATATATGATCTAGAATATGAGATTTGATGAATTGAATGAAGATAACTACATGATGTTTGCAATTAAACATTATGAAAATCCACAAGAGGACTTCTACGAAGATCTTAAAAAGTTTAAATATATAAAGAGGCTTCTGAAAAGATATCAAAAGTCTGGTGAGCTTAAATCTCATCTTTTATTAAATCATTTCATATGTTTATATAATGTGTTTGATGATGCTGCAACTCCGTTACTCTTTTATAAGATAGACGAGGAACTTTGGTCTGTTTTAAAAACATTTCTAATTTTTTTAGGAAGAATACCAGAATATCCAAAGACAGCAATTCATGATGTTCCAGTTGATGTAGAATGCTTAGGAATACTCAATAAAGTCTGATGAAGAACGACAGACTAGACAGAATATGTAAAATGGTAAGGTCTCTTAAAGAAGAAGCAGGCCCTACCATGTCTGTTGGTGATGGTGGATATACAGGCAAATCAGCTGCGACGGGCCCTACCGCAGGGTATGATCCAGTAATGAGTTTGATAGATCGTAGAAAGAAAAAACAAAAAAATTATCCAAAAGAATATGTTCAGATGTATCGAGATCTCATAAAAGGTAATCGACTGAAGAGTGTAGTGACATAATGGATAACAATAATGTCAATTCAGCAATATTAGAAAGAGTTGAGAGAGTTGTAGAAGCCCTACAGGACAACTCTGTCAAGATGGGAGAACTCTTGGCGGTTCATAATGAGAAGTTGGATAAACAAGATCGTATTGATGCAGTTCTTTTTGAGAAAATAGAGTCTTTACATAAAGATCTAGATCGTTCAACAACAGAAATCAAGAAAGGATGTGAGAGAGATATACGTTTAGTAGATCAACGTCTTCGTGTAATGGAAAAGAAGATGTGGTCAATTTTCGGTGCCTTGAGTATTATAAGTTTCTTGGTATCACCAATGGGT